CTTCCTGTTGTGTGGCAATCACTTGCTGCTCAACAAATAGCAATCCGTTACGGCGAGGTAAGCATGATTGCTGGACCGCCAGGGGCAGGCAAGTCAACGCTTGCTTTGTCCTTGGCGGTCCGTGCAAAAGTTCCCACTCTTTACATTTCAGCAGATACACACTCACACACAATGAGCCTTCGTTTACTTGCATTACTTACATGTAAGCAACAACAAGATGTTGAGCCATTGATGGAAGCAGACAGAGATTGGGCAGCACAAATGCTCAAGCCTGCTGACCACATCATGTGGGAGTTTGATTCATCACCAACGCTTAAGGACATTGAGGATGCAGTCCTTGCTGCTCGTGAGCGATTAGGTGAGGATGTGCGTTTAATCGTATTAGATAACGCAGTAGATGTAACGATGGATTCACAAGATGAGTGGGGCGGATTGCGTACCTTGATGAAAGAACTTAAGTGGTGGGCTAGAGAAACTGGAGCAGCAGTAGTTGTGTGTCACCACACTAGCGAAGGCGTGCCAGGAAACCCATGTCCTCCACAGAAAGCGTTGCATGGGAAAGTGGCGCAGACTCCGAGTTTAATTCTTACCGTACATAATCAGATTTCTACAATGGGAGTCTGTGCAGTTAAGAACCGCTACGGTCCAGCAGATGCAACTGGTGGTACACCAGTGTGGTTGTCGTATGAACCAGCATCAATGCAAATCAATGATGTTATTTCATACGAACCAATGCAGTTAATTTAGGAGAACACATGTGGGAACTTACAGTTGTAGAAAATGCAGGAGAAATCCCAGCATCAAAAGTCACAACCGAGATTGCCGTTGAAACAGCACCTCTCAACATTGACATCAAGGCGCAGTTAATGCTGATGCCTAAGACACTTGTATACACCGTTGGTTGGAGGGCACTTGTTTGGCAAAATAAAGAAACTGGTCAGTTCAAAGACATCACAGACAAAGAACATGACGAATACATTAGGACTGGCACTATCAATCTCACCCCAACAGATGGAACAGATGGTACAGAAATTGAACCTGCCAATGGAGATAAAGGAAGCACTGAAATCGGAGATACCACAAGTCCTTGAACGGATGGAGGATGTCGCTAAAAAGATTTATGACCCACATCAGATTTGGTTAGAGTCAATGCAGTTTGCTGACTATGTAACACAGTTAGCAGAACATTTAAACGATGACCATGGGTTTGAGTGCACCAAAGAGATAGCAGAACAGTTGGCTAACATGTCTAACTCGTTTAAACAAATGGGAGAGAACGCTCTCCAAGTTCTTGATGAATCGGAAAGGGAGATTAGTGAGTCACAGTTCTAACGAAACACTATCCATTGGTTGGTGTGACAACGGTATGGTTGACGGCAAGTTTGCCGAAGGCATTATGTATACAACCATTACTGCTCCGACTCGTAAGTTGGCAGTAAACAACGCTATCCGTGTGCAAGGTAATCAGATTGGCAGACAACGCCAAGCATTACTAGACATGTGGTATGACCAAGTTAAAACTGATTGGTTGTTATGGGTTGATTCTGACATTGTGCTCACCCTTGATGTACTTGAGATGTTGTGGAAGGTGGCAGACAAGAACACCAAGCCAGTAGTAAGTGGCGTTTACTTTATCTCTAAACAGATGGAGTCATCACTGATGCAACCTATGCCTGCACTCTTTAATGAAACAGACAATGAGTTCAACATCAGATACATACACCCACTGCCAGCCAGTGAGATTCTTAAAGTTGATTGTGCTGGGTTAGGCTTAACGCTTATGCATCGCAGTGTTGTACCTAAGTTGCGTGCTATCTCACCTGATTATTCAGTGTTTGCTGAACAAGAAAACCTTGGCGATAAGTTTGTTGGTGAGGACATTGTGTTCTTCCGCAATCTTAAGAAAGCAGGGGTTGATGTTTATGCACACACAGGTGCTCGTGTTAAACACATGAAGCGCTTTGCCTATGACGATAACTACTATGCACTGTACTGGCAGGCTGCCCAAGCAGCAGAAAGACAGACAAAGGAGCAAGCCAATGGCAACGCAACAGCAGAGTAACAAGCGTAGAGGTGCAGCATTTGAGATTGACCTTGCTGATTGGTTTATGCAACAGGGTTTAAACGCACAACGCTTACCTCGTGCTGGTCGCAATGACATTGGTGATGTATTTCTACCAGCAACCAACGACATCTATGTGGTTGAAGCCAAGGCACCAAGGCGTGACGGCAAGGTTGACTTGTCGGGTTGGCTGCGTGAAGCGTATGTTGAAGCAGAGAACTATCGTAAGTCTAAGAACATGAAGGTAACACCAACACCATTGGTAATTATCAAGGCATCTAACAAAGGAATTGAGGATGCCTATGTAGTTCAACGACTGGGTGATGTCCTTGCAAAACTCTAAACATGACATCGTTAAAGTTCTTGAGCATTATGGATTTGAGATACCACATGGTAGGCGTGGTTGGTTCACACTGCGCTGCGCTTTCCATGGTGATAGAGTTAAGTCAGCCCGTTTAAACATAGACAACGGTGGCTTCCGTTGCTTTGGTTGCGAGATGGCTGGTGATGTGTATTCACTTATTATGAAACGAGAAGGAGTTGGGTTTAATGAGGCTAAGCAAATCGCAGAAGGAATTACTGGCGAGAGCAACGGAGAATTACGAAAGAAACCTAGCGGAGATACTTCCGTACCTGACGAGCAGAGGTATCACAGAACAGACCGCTCGTACATTTCGCCTCGGCTTCGTAAGAGAGCCTGAGATTGGACACGAGCCTTACACTGGCAAGTTAGCAATCCCATACATCACACCAACAGGAGTCATTGACATCCGCTTTCGTAGTTTAAACGCAGATACAGGTCCAAAGTACATGAGTAGACCAGGGGCTACAACACACATCTTTAACATCGGCGCACTCGGTGATGATTCCGAAGTGCTTGCTATCTGTGAAGGTGAACTTGATACTGTTGTTGCTACACAAGCAGGGTTCAGTGCGGTTGGTTTGCCTGGGGCTAACAACTGGAAATCTTTTTATTCTCGTGTGCTTGCTGATTGGTCAAAGGTTATCTTGTTATGCGATGGTGATAATGCTGGTCGTGAAATGGCTAAGCATTTAAGTAGAGAACTAGACAATGTGTTCCCTGTGTTTATGCCTGAGGGTCAGGATGTTAACGATGTCTACCTAATGGAAGGCGCAGATGGTTTGCGTAAGAGGGCTGGCGTTTAAACATGATGGTAAAGAACTCCTCATTTGATTTGGACTTTGGTTTTGGTCGCAAAGGCGAGCAATTAGTTGAGGCGTTATTGACCGAAGGTAAGACAGTTGAAGTTAAGCGTGACCGTAAATGGTGGAGCACGAACAACATTTACATAGAGGTTGAGTGCTGGTTCAACAAGAGTAAATCATGGGAGCCATCGGGTTTGATGGTTACGACTGCGGAATACTGGGCGTTTGTATTGGAGCGAGGTGTAATCATGGTGCCCACTGACCATGTGCACTACGCAATCAAAGAGTTTGGCAGAGAGATTACCTGCGAGATACCACCTAACTGGAGCAAGGGTTACTTAATTACAGTGGAGGATTTAATGGCAGCGATGAGGATACTTAAAAATGGATGATAAAGAATTATTATGGGAGAGCGTGTATAAGGTGGCACGCTACAGTGCAACACGATGTGTGCGTATCCATCGCAATTTGGTATCTGCTGATGATGTGTTTCAACACCTAAGTCTTTGGGCAGTAGAACACTGGCACAAGATTGAGGAGTGGGAAGGACAAGACTCGTTGGTGTTTAAACTACGCCGTACATTTAACAATGAGTCACAAAAGTTTGCCGCTCGTGAGCGTGCATACAAGAGTAAGTCAGTACCTTCCGATGCTTTCTACTATACACATGAGGTACTACAAGAGTTACTTAAAGATGTATGGCGCTATGACCAATGGGTATCATCATCAATACCAAGTGACGGTGAGTTCATTAGTAAATCAAGTAAGCCAAGTGAAGGCATGAACCGTGAGGCTATGTTGTCTGATGTTAGCGGTGCACTTAAGCGTTTAAACGAACAAGATAATCTTCTTCTTCAACGCAGGTTTGATGGCGGTGGCACAGACTTTGATGCGCTCGCTATTGAATACTCTGTTAGTGAGGAAGCATTGCGTAAGCGTGTAAGTCGTGCGCTTACCAAGTTGCAAGACAGGCTAGGTGGAGAACAACCTCAATGGAACAATCGTAGATACAGGAAACCTGACAATGATTAGACCCAAGTACCAACGCATGAAGCCATGGAATTGGGTAGGACTACCACTGATAGGTGTTGGTTTATTACTGAGTGAGATTGGTTATTACATGTACACACTGGGAGATAAGATTGCTTGGTTTAAACGCAAGCAGATTGGATACATAGACAAATGAAGAAGTTGTTTAAACAATTAAAGTGCTGGATTTTTGAACATGTTTGGTTGGTTGATGGTGCTAGTGGAGATGCAATCTGTGTTGATTGCGGTAAGGAAATGAAATGATTATTGGTTTAAGTGGATACGCACAGTCAGGTAAAGATACAGTTGCTGAGTTGTTGTGTTTAAACTATGGGTTCAAACGCATCTCGTTTGCATTACCTATGCGTGATGCAATTTATACATTGAATCCTTTAGTTGAAGGAACTAATCGCATCGTTGATTTAGTTGATGAGTATGGATGGGATGTAGCCAAGGCTAACCCTGAGGTAAGACGATTGCTTCAAGTGTTTGGCACTGAGGTAGGTCGTAGTCTTTTCGGTGAAACATTTTGGATAGACCAAGCGTTTAAACGAGCAGAAGAATACGAACGAGTAGTGTTTTCTGATGTGCGTTTTCCTAATGAAGCCACTGCTATTCAAGCAAGGGGCGGTGATGTGTGGCGTATCAATAGACACAATCATGCACCAGTTAATGGACACAAGAGCGAGCATGCGATGGATAACTTTATGTTTAAACATGTTATCTACAACGATGGCACGCTTGATGATTTATCTGATGAAGTATTCATGCTTGCTAAAGAACTAGGTTTGTAAAATGCAGAAGCCCCGCAAAGGACTGGAACCCTGCGGGGCTTTTGTATGGGCACCTACTACATGCTTCCCCTTCACATAGGAGATGCCCAATGACTACAACCTATCACATGTTCATGCCTCGTGGGTCAGACACCTGCAAGTTGAGGGCTTTTCTTGCTGCGTGCCTACGAAATGGGGTAGTTCCACCCCATACGCCACTGCGTTCATGGACTAGACCCCACTCTAGGCACATCTCCATGACTGGACACTCCACACACATGCGAGCGAATATCTTTTCCTCATTGGGGGTAAAGATGTCTTTGTCGGGGTAAAACAATTCAACATCTAACCCTTTACATGCAGCCTCCTCGGTAAGCCTACGATTCCACCGTAGTTTAAACGCTTGCACATCCTTACCTCGGTTGCGAACCTCTCGCTTTTCTATAACTTTGTGGTGTTTAATTTCCATTAGTACCACCCCACTGCTAAGTGATGAGCGTATGCCTTGCAGATACCACCAGTCTTGCCGTAGTGCCTGTCTATGTAGCGTAGCCCAGCAATTACCTGTGTATATCCATCATCGGTTTGATGTATGCCGATAAGTTTCCATGTTTCAGGTTTGAGTTGTGCGATTCCATGTGCACCACCACGCTTGTTGTGTGATTGTGGTCGCCAGTTTGACTCACGCATCCACAATTCATAGAGGCATGGGTACTGTTCAATCTTATCCTGCTTGATTAGTTGCTCCACTGCGAAGCGTTGGTAATCGTTGTGATAGTAAGCAATAAGCGTACCTTGCGGTGGATGTGCAACCATCTGCACTCGTGGATTAAACACGAGAAAGATTCCGAGTACAAGAGTTGTTGCCATCCACAGTCGGGCATGCGGGTGGATGCGTTTAAACATACTCAGCCTCCAGTTTCGCACGGTTACCACACACTCGGCTAATGAAAGTCAAGATGTCTTGAGGTATGTCAGTGTCATTTCCATCATCATCTGTTAAACCCAACACAATCATATTTCCACACAGTTGAGGTGCACCACCGAACATGAAAGACAATGCGCTTGCTACTGCATTGAGTTGGTGTTGGCGTAGCCAACCTTCCTCGTTTACATAGGCTTGACATACGCCAGCACCATAGAAGTCACGCATGGCAATCGGTTCAATCAATCCATCCACTGCTGCTTGCATATCGGAGAGTTGTTTAAACTCTTTCTCCTCGTATGTTCCATCTGTGTATAGCACTACTCCCTTAGGCATAATTGTTCTCCTTTAGTTTGCCGTTCTCGTATTCTCTGCCTACTTTGTATAGTTGACCGAGTTGATTCACTGCATCACTGATGCGATTGATAAATGTTTTGCGTTCCTCATCGTTTAAATGAGTAAGCATGTCATCTGTTATGTCACACCGCCACACTATTCTGTCTGACATTAAAGCACCAGTCCTTTCATCATGTCGTTTAGTTCAGCGTATGCAATGTCGCTTGAGTTGTACTTGCATCCGTCAATGGTTGCCTTGCCCTCAAGCCCAGCAATCTTTAGCCAATCACGATAAGGCTTTGCGCCTTTGTAATCTTTCATGAATAAGCAGGCGCTTAGGTATAGGGCGTAATCGTTCTGTACCCATAGCGCAATGTTCCATGTGTTGTAGTTTTTCCAACCCTCGTATGTCTTAGAAGTTGCTGAGGTCATGTGCTTCCACCACCTTGTTGAGTTGGCGATTACGGTGGCGTAGCCATGCGTTCTCACCATTGAGTCGGATGTTTTCCTTGATTGATAAGCCCACCACTGTGAGCGCACCCAATAAGGCGATGATTGTGGCGATGATGTCGCCTGTTCCTAGATACATACCAGTCCTTTGTTCTGTGTAGCCCAGTTGCTACATGTCTAAGGATGCCGATGTTCTGTACATAAGTCAAGGATTTTTGTACAAATTAAAAAAAGTTTTTTTGTTTAAACAAGAGTGTGTATCTTTAAGGTTTTATCAACATGTTTGTTGATAAAACTAATCCTACCAGACTCGTCAAGTCTGTTGTTTAAACGCTTGACAATTAGCAGTCCCCAGGTAGAGTGCTAATCATCTACTGTTTAAACGGTTGAAGATGCCAGACCGCCAGGTAGTAGTGTCCACTTGCGTTTAAACATTTAAACAATCCAGATTCCAGGCAAAGAAAAACCCCCGCCGTAGCGGGGGTTAATCTTCTGTTGCTTAGAATAGATGCTTGTCGTAGTAACTAGATGCGTACTCGTGCTCATCATCCCAGTTTGTGTATGTTGAATACTTGCGCCAGTTGTTGGCGTACACTTGTTTAAACGGTGTGAAGTTCTGATGCTCCACAATCTTGCCGTTCTTAACCTTGAAGTATTCACCCTCGTTGGCTGAGTATGACCAGTCTAGGTCTGAGTCCAGCATTACTGCTGCGTTCTCAATAGTTTCCTCGGTTGAACCGTAGACAAGGGAACCTGTGCCAGTCTGACCAATCCACAATGGCGATGAGTTGACACGAGCAAGATGCAGGATGTTGCCCTTGCCCTGTTCAATCCAAGCCAATGCTGCGGTACCTTGAACACGAGAGAGCACCTCGGCAATCGGCGCTGATGTAAATGCAATCAGTGCTGCGACTGCTTCGCTGTCCACCTGACCATGGCGCTTGACCTTGAGTTGTTTAAACAGTTGGTCATCGTTGCTGATGTGACCGTTGTGTGTGAGCACAATCTTGCCACGAGGAATTGGGTGGTTGTTGTCGTTGATAGTTGGCGAACCTTGAGTTGCCCAGCGAGTGTGCAAGATAGCGGTCTGTGCGTTTAAACATAGGCGCTTGCCTGCATCTGTCTTGATGAACTTGGTTGCAGCGACTGGCGCTTTTGTGATTACACGATTGCCCGATGTTGGGTTAATCCATGCTGCACCAGTGGCGTGATAGCCACGATGCTCAATGTCCAGCAGCATCTGTGCTGCTAAGTCTGTCTGATTCTGATTGTGCTTTGGGTTAAGGCAGAAGCCTGCGATTCCACACATAATTTATTTCTCCAGTCTGTGTTAGTTGTTAGTTGGTCTGTTGAGTGAAGTGTACCACAACCTGTGTTGTGCGGTCATACACTGTGTTTAAACGGTCAGTGGCTGCGAGGTACCGAGCCTCTGTTTCTGTGTATAGTCCAGTGAACTTTCGCCCATAGAAATCTATACCTTCAACGATGTATAACTTTTCGTTATTATTCGCCATGATTGTTACCTGTCAGTAAGTAATGAACCCACACGCCAGCGATGATTGCAACGAGCAGAAGCGCTCGCCCATCAATCGCCTGCATCCATGTTGGCAATGCGTTGTACATGATTCCAGTCCTTTCGTTTAAACGGTACCGAGGATTTCCCGATTCCGTTAGTGCCTGCCGAGGGAGTTGCACCCTCGCTTGCCCACTGGGGGCAGGCTGCCTGCTGCTATCCGTTGAGGGATGCAGCCCTGTCCTTGAGGTACTCGGCGGTCTTGAGGTCAAGGTCGCTCTGAATTACCAGCAGGCTTAGGAGATTGTTGCACTTTTGGAGATTAGTGCCAGTGCCTAGGTCGGCAATTCCGTCAAACACTTTGGTTGCACTGAGTTGTTTAAACGCATCAATGAACTTTGCCCACGCTACGGCTTTGGCTCCGTTGAGTGTGCCTTGGTGGAGGCGGATTTCGAGGGTGCCATGGCGTTGGTATGCCTCGAGGTTGAACGATTGGTAGCGGTCGTTGTTGATGTCGGAGATTCGACCGTTGCGGATGCGCTCGGCATTAGCCTCGGCGCGGTCGCGGTTGACTGCCTTGCAGTACGAGTTGTTTAAACGGCTTGGGGCAACCAGCACGCCGATTGCATCATGGAGCAGATTCCAGTTGAGATACCACTGGGCGATGTGGTCTTGGCTTAGACCTTGAGCGCCGATGTGGACATGAAAGCCAGTTGTGCGGTCAACCTTGCCACCTGCTCCGAGAAGCAGGCGAGCAACGGTTGAAGCCTCGTTTAAACGCACCTCGTCAAGGATTGGAGATACGACCTCGGCTCCGCGAACTGAGCCGTCATATACCGATGACCAGTCCTCGTGAGTCTGATGTTGGCGGTTAGGCTCGATGCAGCGGATGCCTCCGCGATTGAGCGCTGATGATGCTGCTGATGTTGAGATACCTGCGACCTCAAACTCTAGTCCGAAAGTAGTCATGATTAAGCCTCCACTAGGTTTAAACGGCATGCAGGGCAGATTGGAGCGCCGAGATTCTCAAGGGTTGAGCGAGATACTCGGGCGATGTAGTTGTCGTTTAAACAAGCAACCTTGATGAGGCGAGTTGTCTGCTTTGCAGCAGCAGCAATTTCAATCTTGGCATGTGGATATTCGCCGAGATTCTGCAAGATTGATTCTGTCCAAACTGGCAGGTCGGTCAACGGTTGAGCAACGCTTGGCGCTGCTGAGCGCCAGTTGCCACTTTGAGCGACTCGGAGCAATGGGATGATTGCCTTGGCAACCTCGGAGGCTGAGTCAACGGTTGGGGCGATAAATACCTCGGCGGTAAAGTCCTGTGAGGCGGTTGGTGGCACGATTGCAGCGATTGCAGCCTTGCGACCTGTCTTTGGTGGGAAGCCACAAGAGAGGCGAATTGCTGCCTCCTCGTCTCCTCCTCCTTGGATAGTTGATGCGATTGGTCGGCGTGCTTGGTTAGCAAACGCTGCGAGCCACTGTTCACGATTTCTCATGATGTTTAAACCTTTCCAGTCGGTTGGTGCCAGCGGTTGCTGACAAGGAGAACTTTACGCTCATGTTTAAACTATGTCAACGACCCCTAAAAGCAGTATAAATCAATGGTTTTAGAGGGTTTAAACGATTTCGATGTTAATGCGATTGCCTCGGTTGGCTCATGCAGTGGCAAGCAGTAAAAAAAATAATACTGGCGAGTAATGGGGCTAAAAGCAGTATAAATCAATGACTTTAGCGATGTAGTGAAATGTGAAATGCTCTAAAGTGATATTAAAATAAGGGTTTTAGCGATGTTACCTGCGAGTAACTTACGATGCCATTGCTGAGAATCTCACATAGTGAGATGCCAAGCGTGCGATGCGTACCGCGCTGCCATAGATAAAAGTAGTTGAAAGTTCAACAATGTTTAAACAAGGCTGCGATTGCTGCTGCGATTGCTAGGTCGGGGCGCTATTGATGCGCCGAGCGAGTCAGCGCCAAGCCAGTGCATAGTGCTCGCCAGCCCTAGCGCTGCACGCCAGCCTGCAAAGCAAAGCAGCGTTTAAACTGGCAGCAAGCAGCCTGCAAAGTTTGACCCCAGGTTTTTAAATATCTGTGTGTCTGTGTGTCTGTGTATACAGCCACATAACTTTGATAGCCCTGGGGTCTAAATAGGCTCTGACCTGCGGTTATAGCGGTCAGTAGCAATGTAATAAAAAAGTTACAAAAGAAATGTCCAAGAAGTGTCCATTGGACACCTAATAGTATATGTAGGGCAAAACAATATGTGCCCTACGGCAAAGCACACTGGCTGCCCTTAGGCAGCCTCCCTAGTAATTGCCCTAACCTTCGGCTTCCGCCTTGGGGCTACAGCCTACGGTTAGGAAAGGATTAACTGCAATGCTCCCTTAATATCGCATTGCTACTACGCCTATGGAAAGAAAAAGAACTACTGCTGCATCCCATAAGTCGGATGCCATCAAGAAGCAAATTATTGATTTTTTAATGCAGGGCTACTCGGTCCAGAAAGCCATGGATGCCGTAGGCAGAAGTGTCAAGACTTATGAGTATTACCGTAAGACGGACCCTGACTTTGCCCTAGGCATAGACAAACTGCGTGCATTGACCGCTAGAGGTGAAATAGGCGGTCCGACCCAAGAAGTACCCCCATTTCCTGAGTTCTCGGAAAAATATCTAGGGGTACAAGTATTTGAACATCAACGCCATTGGATTGACCTTTTAGAGTCCAGAGTGCCTACGGATGTTCACCCTTCAATCATTTACGAGCCAGGCGATAAAGACCTGCTCATTGTTAACACTCCCCCTGAACACGCAAAGTCTACGACCATTACGGTTAACTATGCTGTCTATCGGATTTGCCAAAACCCTAATATAAGAATCATGGTCGTATCTAAGACCCAGGCTATGGCGCAAAAGTTCCTGCTCTCCATAAAGAACAGACTCACCCATCCTCGTTATCAGGACTTACACCTCGCCTTTGGACCTCCAGGCGGATTTGAAAAGAACTCTGAT